TGAGGAACTTCCGGTGTTTGAAAATAAAGCCTGAAATCCTATTGCTATGTTGTTTGATCCCGATATGTTACATTCTAAAGCACGATTTCCTATTGCTGTGTTGTTAGATCCAGTAATATTACCAAATAAAGCTCTACATCCTATTGCTGTGTTGTTGTCTCCTGTTGTATTAAAGCGTAAAGTCTGAAGTCCTATTGCTATATTATTAGATCCTGATTCATTAGCAAATAAAGCACCATTTCCTATTGCTGTATTGTGGATTCCTATTGATGAAGAAAATAAAGCACCCTGTCCTATTGCTGTGTTGTTGCATCCTGTTGTATTACGATATAAAGCTCTACATCCTATTGCTGTGTTATGGACTCCTGTTGTATTATAGGCTAAAGTATAACGTCCTATTGCTGTGTTGTATGCTCCTGTTGTATTACGAAGTAAAGTTCCAGTTCCTATTGCCGTGTTGTGGCATCCTAATGTATTACAGAGTAAAGTATTCCGTCCTATTGCTGTGTTGTTAGAACCTGATGTATTACAGCGTAAAGCATAACACCCTATTGCTGTATTGTGGGATCCTGATGTGTTAAAGCGTAAAGCCTGAAGTCCTATTGCTGTGTTATTAGATCCTGATGTATTAGATTCTAAAGCTCTATTTCCTATTGCTATGTTGTAGGATCCTATTGATGATGAAACTAAAGCAAAACGTCCTATTGCGGTGTTGTTGGATCCTGATGTATTACAGCATAAAGCACGAAGTCCTATTGCTGTATTGTAATCTCCTGTTGTATTATAGCGTAAAGCATTATTTCCTATTGCTGTATTGCTGCATCCTAATGTATTGTTAAATAAAGCAGATCGTCCTATTGCCGTGTTATAGGTTCTTGTTGTGTTAGTTTGTAGAGTAGCACGTCCTATTGCTGTGTTGTAGTTTCCTAATGTGTTAGCAAATAAAGCAGCACATCCTATTGCTGTGTTGTGGATTCCTGTTGTATTACGAAGTAAAGCAGCACATCCTATTGCGGTATTAAAGGATCCTGATGTATTAGAGCATAAAGCTTTATATCCTATTGCTGTGTTGTGGGATCCTGATGTATTTAATTTTAAAGCATAACGTCCTATTGCTGCGTTATAATTTCCTTCTATATTAGAGCATAAAGATCCACTTCCTATTGCTGTATTGTGAGATCCTAATGTGTTATCTTGTAGAGCACGATATCCTATTGCTGTGTTGGAGGATCCTGATGTGTTATTAAATAAAGCTCTACAGCCTATTGCGGTGTTAAATGATCCAACAGATCCAGAGTATAAAGCACTATTTCCTATTGCTGTATTGTTGCATCCTGTTGTATTAAGGTGTAAAGCTCTCCGTCCTATTGCTGTGTTAAATGATCCTAATGTATTGTTAAATAAAACATAACTTCCTATTGCTGTATTGTTGTTTCCTGTTGTGTTTTTTAATAAAGCACCCCGTCCTATTGCGGTGTTGTTGTCTCCTGATGTATTAAGACATAAAGCAGCACATCCTATTGCTGTGTTAAAGGTTCCTATTGTATTACCTCGTAAAGCATAACATCCTATTGCTGTGTTGTGGATTCCTGTTGTATTATAGCGTAAAGCACGAAGTCCTATTGCTGTGTTGAAATTTCCTAATGTATTACAGAATAACGCAGAAGTTCCTATTGCTGTGTTGTAAGATCCTGATGTATTACAAACTAAAGCATACTGTCCTATTGCTATGTTATGAGATCCTGATGTGTTACCAAATAAAGCAGATCGTCCTATTGCGGTATTGTTATTTCCTTCTATGTTAGAGCATAAAGCATAACGTCCTATTGCTGTGTTAAAAGATCCTGATGTATTAGAGCATAAAGCACGATCTCCTATTGCTATGTTATTGGATCCTAAAATATTAGAGCATAAAGCTCTATATCCTATTGCTGTGTTGTTGGATCCAACAGATCCGGATGTATTACCAAATAAAGCGCCACATCCTATTGCTGTATTGTTGGATCCGGAATTAAAGCGTAAAGCTTGATTTCCTATTGCTGTGTTGTGGGATCCTGTTGTGTTAGCGCGTAAAGCAGAGTTTCCTATTGCGGTATTGTAGAGTCCGGATGTATTAGCAAATAAAGCAGATTGTCCTATTGCTGTGTTGTGGCATCCCGTTGTATTAGCTAGCAAAGCATAACGTCCTATTGCTGTATTGTTACATCCTGATGAATTAGTGGATAAAGCATAACGTCCTATTGCTGTGTTAAAGGATCCTATTGTATTAGCAAATAAAACATCTTGTCCTATTGCTGTGTTGTAGGATCCTAATGTATTAGCGCGTAAAGCAGCACGTCCTATTGCTGTATTGTGGATTCCTGTTGTATTAGCTAATAAAGTAAAATATCCTATTGCGGTATTAAAGGATCCTGATGTATTTAATTGTAAAGCACTACGTCCTATTGCTATGTTGTTGGATCCTGATGTATTAGTACATAAAGATCCACTTCCTATTGCTACGTTATGGGATCCTACTATGTTAGAACATAAAGCACCCACTCCTATTGCGGTATTGTTATTTCCTTCTATGTTAGAACATAAAGCTGCACATCCTATTGCTGTGTTGTTGGATCCTGAGGTGTTAATGCGTAAAGCATAACTTCCTATTGCTGTATTGTTGCATCCTGTTGTATTACATTGTAAAGCACTACGTCCTATTGCTGTGTTATTGGATCCTGATATATTTTGGCATAACGCACCCCGTCCTATTGCTGTGTTACAATTTCCTATTATATTACATTCTAAAGCGCCACGTCCTATTGCTGTGTTGTAGATTCCTGTTGTATTAGCAAATAAAGCAGCATTTCCTATTGCTGTATTGTGGATTCCTGTTGTGTTACCTCGTAAAGCAGCACATCCTATTGCTGTGTTATTGGTTCCTGTTGTATTGAGGCGTAAAGCACAATATCCTATTGCTGTGTTAAAGTTTGCTGTTGTATTACTTAGTAAAGCACTTTTTCCTATTGCTGTGTTGTAACATCCTGTTGTGTTAGCAAATAAAGCTGCACATCCTATTGCCGTGTTGTTTGATCCAGATGTATTTTGGCATAAAGTCTGAAGTCCTATTGCTGTGTTGTGGGATCCTGAGGTATTGGATTGTAAAGTATTAGGTCCTATTGCTGTGTTAAAAGATCCTGATGTATTTAATTGTAAAGCTTGATTTCCTATTGCTGTATTGTTGGTTCCTGTTATATTTTGGCATAAAGTATTCCGTCCTATTGCTGTGTTGTAACATCCTGTTGTATTAGCAAATAAAGCATTATTTCCTATTGCTGTATTGTGGCATCCTATTGTGTTATTAAATAAAGCAGAATTTCCTATTGCTGTGTTATTGCATCCTGTTGTATTACGATATAAAGGTCTACATCCTATTGCTGTGTTGTATGCTCCTGTTGTATTACTGCATAAAGCAGATTGTCCTATTGCTGTGTTGTTGGATCCTGATGTATTAGCACATAAAGCAGTTACTCCTATTGCTATGTTGTGGGATCCTGATGTATTAAGACATAAAGCACCCGCTCCTATTGCTGTGTTGAAATTTCCTACTATGTTAGAACATAAAGCTCTATTTCCTATTGCTGTATTGTGTTGTCCTATTGTATTAAGAAATAAAGCAAAACGTCCTATTGCTGTGTTGGAGGATCCTATTGTGTTAGAATATAAAGCACGATCTCCTATTGCTGTGTTGAGTTCTCCTATTGTGTTAGAAAATAAAGATCCACTTCCTGCTGCAAAATTATGTATACCTATATTAGAGGAGCTAAAGTTTGTTGTTAAACCAATTGAGATGTTTGAGGGAACATTTCCACCACCTAAACTTACAAATAAACCATTGATTGTTCCATTTGAGCCGGATGTTGAAATTGAGCCTGTTACACCTAGGGAGCCTGTTATTTGTGTGGATCCTATAATTGTTTGGCTACTAGATACACTAGAACCACCTGTAATTATTACTTGCCACCCGGCGTTTGATGATATGCTTCCTGTATCTATTAAAGAGTATAATTCGTTTGTATCTTTTTGAAATACTAATAATCCTTCATATGCATTATAAATAGGAATACTAAATCTAGAACCAGAATCTGCTACGACTGTTCTCGAATCTATAGGTTCTGTTGTGGATGGATTAAATCCTTGTATTGTATTTATAGCCATTTTATGATGTTCTTAGTTCGTATAAAATTGTTGTTGCTGAAATATTATTTGATCTATACACTCTATAATTTCCAATCGTTGTTGCCGTAAATACTCCCAAGTCATTTGAATTTGAGTTATTTACATTTAAAATTCCAATTAACGAATATGAAGAATCAACAACTATATATATATATTGGCCAGAAGTAATAATAGTAAATCGGTACAGATGAGGATTGGTCGTACCTTTAACTATTATTCCAATTGCGCCACCTAATGTAGTATCCCATGTAGCTAGATTTTCTAACTCTGTAGATGTAAACGCTGTTGCTGCAGATACTCCATATCTTAAACTTCTAATTTTATTGTATGTAGTAGTTGTTGTTGACGTCTTTGTTAATGCTGGACTATTGTCAGCTCCAAATGCTCCTGATGAAGAATAATAGGATGTTGCAGTTATGGTTATTGCAGTTGATCCAGTTGCAGAACCCGTTACATATATTGGTGATGTTACATTTGTTGAAGTAAAATCATGAACCCATGAATTTGCTGTTCCAGAAGCTGATGTGAATGTAATACTACCGGTTGCACCCTGTTCGATCTCATTCGATGTTGAACCTAACTGAACTGTTGCTGTTGGTGTAATTGTTGGTGATCCTGGGTTAGTTTTAGATAATGTTCCCGTAAGTGTAGTTGATTGCATATTCAACGTATTGTCTAGCGGACTTGATGCAGTTACTTGTAGACTATATGTTTGAGAACCCGATGTTGTTGCACTATATGTTAAAGATGTTCCACTACCAACTTGTGCTAATAGAGCTGATCCTGTATATAAAGATGCACTTATTAAAGTATATCCATTTACTGCTATTGTACCGGTTACTGTATAATCATCTAATACTTTATTAAATCTATTTGTTATAAATGTACTATTAAATGAAGCTGTTGGTGAAGATGGTACTGTAGGTGTTCCGAATATAAATTTAAGTCTTCCGTTAACGTATGTTATAGCTGTATTATTGTCGTAATCAGCTACTTCAATTTCGGTTAGTGGATTATTGCTTGATGATACATAAGTAATTGATCCGCCGCTACCAAAACCGCTAGCAGCTGCTGATTGCGATATAAACGTTGGATTAATATATGATGCCGTTTGTGCGTTTAACGCAAAAGAAGCTGTTAATGCATACGAAGAAGATATATTAAATAAAGATCCGGTTTGTAATTGTCCTGGTTTAAATTGTCTTGCCATTATGCCCACCTCCCATTTACAATTATTGTATCTGTAGCCTCTATTGTGTATCCTAATATCAATGTATCAAATACAATTGATTGTGTTGTTAAAGTTGGTGTCCATGCATATACTGCTTTATCAATATATTGTCCGTTAACATAAACATTGAATTCATTTTTAGTTGCTGTGACGCCTGTTACAGGATTTAATCCTGCTGCATATGGTACAGTTACTGTAGTTGTATTTGACCATGTTGCTTGTTTATCTGATAATTCTGTTAAATATAATAATACTGCAGAATCAATTGTAGTAGAGCTTCCTCCACTACTAACAATAACAGTGCCGCCGCTATTAATAATATTTCGTGCTTGAAGCACTTGTGCTGGTACAGTTGTAGTACTAAATAAATCTGATTCAATATCAATCACTTGTTCAAATGTTAATTTTTTAATTGAATACATTTTCTTTAAAGTTGAACGTCGTGCTTCTTGTTCTGATAATAAAGTTCCTAATACAGTTAATGGAATAGTTGCTCGAACCAATCTATCTTCTCCAATTGTATTAACTGTTTCAAAATTTATGCTTCCAATTGTAGTAGTAAACCGATTTTGTTCATTTCCCCAAGCAAATCGACCATACGGTAAAATTTGATCGACCAATGAATTCATTTGTGTTGTAAAATCACACCACAACATCATATCATATTCAATTGTTACATATTTAGGAATATCTACAACATAAACTTTGATAGATTCAACTGGTTGATTGGTTGGTATTGGAAATAAATCATCTTCATACCGATTGCGCTCATTGTATTTTGTTTGATAGATCCGCACGTTTTCAGACTGAGGTCGATTCACATCCAATGACTTAACTGAGTCTCGTTCTGAAACACTGTTTCGTTTCAACATGATCATTGGAGACTGAATCATTCCTTTTTCATCTCGCATATAACCTAAACGACGTACATTATCCCATTTCTCTCCTGCAGCAAATATTACCGGTACTGGAATTGTTTGATTGTTGGTTTCTAGTTGTGGTTGTATTTCATTTTCTATAAACCACTTAATTGCATGATCAATATCATATGTTGTACGTTTTGGTGTACGAATTATATCATCGTCGCGACGCAATTGTTCTGCCCGATTTAAAATTGAATCGTTAGATACACCTTCCGTTTGTTTTGGATTAGGTTTATTGGTTTTACGATCAATATCCTGTCTATTCAATCTAGGCATTAATATCCTTTATATGCCGACGAATTATTATTTCCGCCTCGTCGTATATCTTTAATTCCTTGCGGTGTTTGTTTTGTTGCATGAGCTTCACATAATACAGAAACACTGTAGCCATGTTGTGAGCCATTTGGCCATGTTTCCGGATTCTTTCCTGCAAAGTATTGATTTGCATCAATGTTGTCTAATTCATAATATTCATTGTCCCAAAATACAATGTCTCCAACTTCAGGAAAAAATGAAGCTCGTTCTAAAATATCTCGTGATATTGCAAATTGGGCTGTTCTTGTATATGAATGACCAAAATCATCCATGTTTGCTGTTTTTGTTTCTTTGGTAATTAAACATGGAATCAAAATAGAATCATTGAATGCTTTTGATTCTGATTCGCCATATATATTTGAATTGCTGGATTCTACTATTAATTTAAAAAACTCAATTTCAGTATCAATAATTGTATTAAGCAATTCCGAATTAACTGCAGCTAAAAATCGAGCATCTCTAATTCCTCCAAATAGTGCCATAAGTGTTCTCCGTTATCCAACATAAATTTTTAATGGAACTTTTGCAAGAATTTCATTCATTTGAGTTGCTTCTGTATTTTGTCTTGTTAGCATTTGCTCTTTGGTCATTTTATCTAAAAATTCTCGTAGTTGAGTTATTAATTCACCTTTTTCAGTTTGACCTTGTGATATTAATTCTGAGCCGTTTAATGTTATTTCTGAGTTAGGAATAGGAATTGAACTATATTTTCCACGTACGAATCCTAACATTTCTTTTGCTAATGCTGATCCGTATTTTATAATCCACGCACGCCCCATATCATTAATGCTACTGTATGTTTGATATGTATATGGTATATTTGATGCGTCACTTACTGCCCCTTTTATAAGAGCTGTATTGCCGAATAAAAGTGCATCATTGTTTTTATCTTCTTCAAATAAAAATTCAAACCATACAGATCCGTAAAATATTGTTG